TTCCTCTTGGAGATCGTTTATTTGAGATAAAATATGTTGAGCACGAAAAACCATTCTATCAACTACAAAAAAATTATGTCTATGAGTTAAGATGTGAATTGTTCCGTATTGAGGATGAAGTTATTGATACTGGAGTTGATGAAATTGATGATACTTTAGAAGGGATTGAAGGAGCAGATGGAGATATTATTTTCCAAGGAATTGGTATTCAAAAATTTACATTAGTCGGAACTGCCACTTCTGCATCTGCAGTAACAACAGTTGTAGACGGAGCAATCAGATTTATTAATATTACAAATAGAGGTAATAATTACCTCTTTAGACCAAAAGTTGGAATATCATCGGCACCAGCTGGCGGAGTAACTGGTATTGCCTCAGCATTCACTTTGGGAGGTATAGTTGTTTGTAGTGGTGCAGCTGATCCTGGTAATAAATTAGTTGTTCAGAGTGCCCCCCTTATAAATCCAGGTTCTGGATATACTTCAGCACCAACAATACAATTCATCACTAACAATACTGATGGAAAAGGATCTGGTGCTGCAGGAACATCGATCCTTACTAACCATGGCGCGATCGGTATTGTTACAGTCACTGGAGGGGGTTCAGGATACACTACAGCACCTACAATTACCTTCACCGGGATATCTACTGTCTCTGCTGCTGCAACAGCGATTGTAAGTGCAGCAGGAACTGTTTCAGCGGTTTACATAACAAATGCCGGTGCTGGATATACAGTACCACCAATAATTTCTTTCGAAATTCCAGGGAGTTCTTCATCCGGCAATTTCATATTCAATGAAACAATTACTGGCGGAACTTCTGGATCAACTGCTAGGGTTAGGGAATGGAATGCTGAAACGGTCGAATTGGATGTGTATGATGTCAGTGGAACATTCTTGAGGGGTGAGACAATTACCGGATCTTCTTCTGGTGCATCTAGTATAATTAGGATTATTGATGAGGGACCAGGAGACACTGGTTATGAGGATAATGATGGATTTGAAACTGAGGCCGACGCTATATTAGATTTCAGCGAATCTAATCCGTTTGGTATGCCCTAAATATAGTATAACAGGTATCTAAAAATGTTTGAGTATTTTTATAACGAAATTTTAAGGAGGACCATTATTTCTTTTGGCACTCTTTTTAATGGATTGGAAATTCAACATACTGATGCGTCGGATAATACTATAAGTTCTTTCAAAGTTCCTCTTGCATATGGACCAACTCAAAAGTTTCTAGCTAGGTTGGAACAATCCCCAGATTTAAATAAATCGACTGCGATTTCTTTACCGCGCATGTCCTTTGAATTTACTGGGTTAACTTATGATCAAACTAGAAAAGTAACCACTACTCAACAATTTATAACAAAAGATCCCACAGATAATAGTGAGATCAAAAAAGCATACATGCCAGTTCCATATAACTTGCAGTTTGAACTTAGCATCATGGCTAAATTAAATGATGATGCTCTTCAAATAGTAGAACAAATTTTACCATATTTTCAACCAGCATATAATCTCTCAGTAAATTTAGTCGGATCTATTAACGAAAAAAGAGATATTCCTGTTATATTGGAAAATATAACTATGCAAGATGATTATGAGGGAGATTTTACTTCACGTAGAGTATTATTATACACCTTCAGATTTACTGCAAAAACTTATTTGTTTGGACCAATATCTTCTGCTACTTCAAATATTGTCAAGAAAGCATCTGTCACGTACTATGCTGGAGATAGTAATAATGCAGTTAGAAATCTTACTTACAGCGCAAGTCCAAGAGCTATAAAAGATTATACAGGAGATGTCGTTACTAATCTTACAGATGATCTAAATGCCACAGACTTATCCTTTAATGTTGATAGTGGATCTTCAATCATCTCTAAAAAATATATTGATGTTGGTGGAGAAGAAATGTTTGTTACAAAAATTACTGGAAATAAAATTACCGTTGAAAGAGGAAAGGATGGAACTACAATTTCTAGTCATTTAAGAGGTGATGAAATCAAAGGTATTGATTATACTGCTAGAGAAGATAGTGATCTTGTAGAGTTTGGAGATGATTTTGGATTTAGTGGATCAATTACATGAATATGACAAAAAATTACGATAGTTTGGATAGTGTATTTAATGTAGAGACTGAAATTGTTTCTGTAGAGAAAGAATCAAAGAGTCTAGCAAAAAAAATAGAGCACAGCAAAAATGATATTGAAAAGGATTATGAATACACAAGAGGAAACTTATACTCTATAATTGAAAAAGGTCAAGAAGCAATTAATGGAATTCTTGAATTAGCTCAAGAGAGTGAGATGCCTAGGGCATATGAAGTTGCTGGACAACTTATAAAAAATGTAGCTGATGCAACTGATAAATTGCTAGATTTGCAAAAAAAACTAAAAGATGTTAAAGAAGAATCTGTAAAAGGTCCAACTAGTGTAACTAATGCACTATTTGTTGGATCTACTTCTGATTTATCAAAATTTCTCAAATCTCAGAACGGGGATATAGAGAAAAAATAAAAAATAAATATAACTATAACTGGGGTAATATTAAGTGGCACTAAAGAAGCCTTCTGACTTTTATATCAAAGATGAAAAGGAGAGTTCTTTCGATTCTCTAAAAGAGGAACTTTCTTCTTCAAAACCAGAGAAGATTGAAAAAATCTCAGAGGCTTTTGATGCTTTTAAAAGTAACCTGAATCATATTCAATCACTTACAGATTTCTCATCAACTTTTGATAGTTTTAAAGAAAACCTCAATAAAGTAGAAACTATATCTAAAGAGATTGGTGAATTAAAAGAAGATATTAAACACGTTGCAAAAAAAGGAGATTTAGACGATGCCATGATGGCACATCTTTTCTTTGTTGAAGAATCTATAGAAAAAATAGAAAACAAAATATCTGGAGTTAATAAAGATGTTACAGATCGTATAAGTAATGATTTCTCAGAATTATCTGAGATGGTAAATGGGTTTATAAATGTAGAAGTTCCGGAGTATAAAAAATTAATTTCAGAATCTGAAATTAGAACTGATGGAAGATTTTTAAATTTTAAATCAAATATAGAGTCTTCTTTTAAAAATCTTAACGAAAATGTTAATGAAGAATTAAAAACAATTATAGGAAATGTTGAAGTTCTAAATGATGATAAACTGTCTTCTATAAAAGAAGAAGTATTTGATATTTCATCAACTGTGAATGGCATACTAGAAAAAGATCTTCCAGAATATAAAAAGTTTTTTGCCGAAACAGAAATTAGGACAGAAGAAAAACTTACTAAAGCTCAAAATATTTTTGATGAAAAAATTAATTTTGTCAATCAAACCTATCAGGAAAGATTGAAAGAGTTAAATTTTACTGTAAAAGAATTCACTGATATTGAAATTCCAAAATACAGCAAAATGCTGGTGGAAAATAAATTAAAGTCCGAGGAAGAAGTTAAAGAATTAGAAAAATCTGTTTTAACTAGAGTCAATACTCTCACTGAGCAAATTGAAAATCTTTCTAAAATTAATAATCTTAAAGAAACAGATATAGATTCTCTTTTAGAAAAAGTTCAAATAAGTATTCAAGAATCAAAAAATCAAACTGGAGAAATTTTTGATTCTTATGCAAGATTATGCAAAGATTCTAAAAAAAGAGAAGTTACCGAAGACAAAAAGTTAATAAATTTTTCAAATAGATTAGAAGATTTTTCTAAAAAACTTGAAACTATAGAGGAAACTACTGTACAAGATGTTCTTGAACTTCAATCTAATTTAGATATCAGTACTTCTGCATATCATGAAAAATTAAAAAAAGAAGTTTATAAATTTGAAGAAGAATTAGTTGAACAAATTAAAGACCTTGAAGTTAATCTGAACACCAACGAAGTTCATATCAAGAACCAAAATAAGCATATTGAAAGTATCAAAGAAGAAGTTCAAGATGTAATCAGTAAGCTTCATATTGATTCAATTGAAAAGAAAAATCAAGATCTTATTGAGAAGGTAAATCATATTGAAGATGTGCTATCAAAGTTTAGTGAGAAAACACTTTTAACAGAAGACTCTCCAATTACAATAGGTAGTTCTGGCACAAAAACTTCAGATCCTCTTACACCATTAGATCAAAACTATGTGACTCTGAAGCAACTTCAAGATCATTATAGACTTTTCATTAATAGAATTCAAGTTCAACTTTCATCTATTGGTGGAGGTGGTGCAGTCCGTCTAGATGATTTGGAAGATGTAGGTATACGAACTACTGGTTTAGCTGCAAACAATCTTCTTATATACAATGGAATACAATGGGTAGGAATTGCTAGTACAGCACTTTCTGGCACCGGAGAAGCTTCAACATTAACACCTGGTGCAACTGGAGTTAATCTTACTCTTACAGGAAACTTAAGTGTTGGTGGCACAATAACTTATGATGATGTTGAGTATTTGGATTCAATTGGTGTTGCAACTGCTAGAAGTGGTTTAGAAATTGGTGCTGGAAGCATAACTACAATAATAAAAATTGACGCTGCTACAGCAACAACCACAACAACATCCGAGTCTAATATTGACACTTTTAGTGCTTCAGTCTTTAGATCCGCACAATATCAAATACAGATAACAAGAGGATCTTTATACCATGTAACAACTTTAAATGTATTACATGATGGAACGGATGTTTATATGGCAGAATTTGGAACTATAAAAACAGGATCCACACTTGCAACATTTGATGCAGACATTAACTCAGGAAATGTTCGAGTAAGAGCAACACCAGCATTCAGTTCATCTACAGTCTTTAAAATATCTAAAATATTAACAAAAGTTTAATTTTCTATATAATTATATTAATTTAATAAAATATTACAAAATTGGTAACCTTATGAACTTCTTTAAATGGACTGCATTAGGAGTTGGTGGTGTTATTGCCGTAGCACACATCGGTGTTCTGGGACACATCGTCCAAGCAACAAAAACACCAGAAGTTCCAATTATTAATTTGCCCAGAGGAGATTATTCTTCTTACAAAATTGAAGCAGGTAAAGACGGATATAGTATAGAATATAAAGCAAACGATCCTGCTGTTCTTAATTCTGAAAGATCTCTTGACTTAGATAAAAATAAAAAAGGATTCTTTGGTGGTAATAGTAATGAGAGGAGAACTGAATATCGCCGTGATGAATACACAATGGATGGCACTCGCAACTTAGGAGGTGCTGGATTAGACAGCGAGGGAAAGTCTGTAAAAGAAGTAGAATGCATCGTGGCGGACGCTGGAGCACGGTCACAAGGTGCAATGGCAGGGACAGCAATTAGTGCTGGGCTTGTTGTCCCTGCTGTTGTTGGTATTCCTTATGTTGGGTGGTTAGTATCGGGTTGGGCACTACTCTTAGGTCAAAAAGCAGGGTCATCTGCAGGATCTACTGTGGGATCAATGTTTAATGATTGCTAAATAATAAGAGACTTTATTTAAATAAAGTCTAACCTGGTCAACCAGCAAATTCTAGAAATATTATGAAAGAGGAAAAGCAAAACGGAAAATGTAAGGCAGGATCATATTACTGCTATACAGATGAAGTTTGTAAACCAATTCCTAAGGGTTTCATGGTAGATCCAAAAGGAATGCTTCGTAAGGAAAATGGTGCCTCTATCAGTGAGGAAGGTCTTCGTGACTGGTTTGGTAAATCCAAATCAAAAGATGGTAAAGGTGGTTGGGTCAATGTTGTGACAGGTGGAACCTGTGCAAGCGATAAACCAGGGGAAGGTACGCCTAAGTGTGTATCATCTGCAAAAAGAGCAAGTATGACTCCAGCAGAAAGAAAATCTTCTGCTAGAAGAAAAAAAGCAGCAGACCCCGGACAACAATCAAAGTCTAGTGCAGCAAAACCAACCTACGTATCAACTGACCCTAAAAAGAAAATAAAGGAAGAATTTGTAAATCTACCCTTAAGTATAGAAGTTCCATCTTCTTTAAATGCGTTTAACGCAGGGTTGATGTTCAGAGAAAGTCTAGGCAAAAACTGTGGTATGCTTTTCGTATTTGAAGAATCTGGAGAAAAGGCATTCCACATGAAGAACACCACCATTTCCCTTGATATTGCATTTATCAACGAACATGGTGTAATTGAAACTATTAAAAAATTAGAACCATTAAACGAATCCTCAATCACATCTGACGCAAAAGTTCTCTACGCTTTAGAAGTAAATAGCGGGTGGTTTGAGGCCAATGACGTAAAAGTCGGTGATAAAGTGTTAAATATTGAAGAAGCAAAAGACAAAAAAAGTAAAGGCAGTGGATCTAAAGATGCCTGTTACCATAAAGTCAAATCTCGATATAGTGTATGGCCTTCAGCATATGCTTCAGGTGCCTTAGTAAAATGCCGTAAGGCGGGTGCCGCCAATTGGGGAAATAGTTCAAAGAAAGAGGGATTTTCACCAGCACAAGTTGCTGCTCTTGAATCTATTGACGCAATTGAATTGGATGAAGCAGGTAAAAAATGTTGGAAGGGATATAAAAAAAAGGGAACGCAAAAACTTTTCGGAAAAACATATAATCGCTGCGTAAAGGCTGAAGAAACTACTTCCATCGAAACCGCTGATGGAAAGGCCTTTGCAGAAGTGATTGATATTGTTGGTCCTGTTAATATGAAACCAGTAGTAAATGATGAAGGTGTTTGGAAAGGAACCGAACAAGTCCAAGAGGCTATTCGCATTCCAGCAAAAACTGGTAATATTATTGCAGTATCACTTGTCTGGAAAGGAAAATATTATGGGATTAAAATGTTCTTCCCATTCGCCAAAAGACCTACTAGAACAGACGTTCAAAGAGAAATAGAGAAGGTTTACCCAGGTTCAAAACTATCAAATTTCACAGTTTCCGATTATGAACCCGGACAAGCATTTGTCCAAGTTGCAGAAGGTGCAGCATGGACTAAAAAATCAGGAAAAAGCAGATCAGGAGGCCTCAACGAAAAAGGACGAAAGTCTTATGAAAAGGAAAATCCAGGATCTGACCTCAAAGCACCAAGCAAGAAGGTTGGAAATCCCAGGAGGGCATCCTTCTGCGCTAGAATGAAAGGAATGAAAAAGAAGTTAACTTCAAAGAAGACTGCATCTGATCCAGATAGCAGAATCAATAAATCACTAAGAGCTTGGAATTGTTAATTTAATTGAAAGGTAATTTTTTATGAGTGATGTATATCTTGGTAATCCTTTATTAAAAAAAGCGAATACCCCCATCGAGTTTACTCAAGAACAAGTTCTTGAATTTTTAAAATGTAAGGATGATCCGGTATACTTCGCTAGGAGATACGTTAAGATTGTGAGTTTGGATGAAGGTCTTATACCATTCAGACCATATGACTTTCAAGAAAAGTTAATTAACAATTTCCATGAAAACAGATTTAATATCTGTAAGATGCCTAGACAAACCGGCAAATCTACTACCTGTGTGTCTTATCTTTTACACTATGCACTTTTTAATGATAGTGTAAATATTGGTATTCTTGCCAACAAAGCATCTACTGCTAGAGAATTGTTGGGAAGATTAGCGACTGCATATGAGAATTTGCCCAAGTGGATGCAGCAAGGTATTTTAGTATGGAATAAGGGAAATATTGAATTAGAAAATGGCAGTAAAATTTTGGCAGCATCTACGTCTGCAAGTGCTGTCCGAGGCATGTCGTTTAATATCTTATTTCTAGACGAATTTGCGTTCGTCCCAAATCACATTGCTGATTCGTTCTTTGCCTCTGTATATCCTACTATTACTTCTGGTAAAAATACCAAAGTAATCATTGTATCAACTCCACATGGTATGAATCACTTCTACCGTCTATGGCACGATGCAGAAAAAAGTAAAAACGATTATGTTCCCACAGATGTTCATTGGAGTGAAGTTCCTGGTAGGGATGATGTTTGGAAAGAACAAACGATTGCTAATACATCTGAACAACAATTTAAAATTGAGTTTGAATGTGAGTTTCTAGGATCAGTTGACACACTGATTGCACCAAGCAAATTAAGAGCACTTGTATATGATAGCCCAATCGCATCTAATGCTGGACTTGATGTATATGAGGACCCTGCTAGGAATCATGACTATGTGATGACTGTGGACGTTGCTCGCGGTGTTGGCGAAGATTACTCAGCATTTGTAGTTGTAGATATAACCGAATTTCCACACAAAGTAGTATCAAAATATAGAAATAATGAAATTAAACCGATGTTATTTCCAAACATCATATATGAAGTAGCAAAAAAATATAATAGTGCATTTATCTTATGCGAGGTAAATGATATTGGAGATCAAGTAGCAAGCATCCTACAATATGATCTTGAATATCAAAACTTATTAATGTGTTCTATGAGAGGTAGAGCAGGACAGGTTGTTGGCCAAGGATTTTCTGGTAAGAAAACTCAACTTGGAGTCAAGATGAGTAAGACTGTTAAAAAAGTTGGATCATTGAATCTTAAGACAATGATTGAAGAAAACAAAGTTATATTTAAAGATTATGAAATTATCTCAGAATTAACTACTTTCATTTCAAAGAGCAATTCATTTGAAGCGGAAGAAGGTTGTAATGATGACCTTGCAATGTGTTTGGTGATCTATGCCTGGTTAGTCCAGATGGATTATTTTAAAGAACTTACAGATCAAGATGTAAGAAAAAGATTATATGAAGAACAAAAAAATCAAATTGAGCAAGATATGGCACCATTTGGTTTTATGAATGATGGCCTCGGTGAGGAGACTTTTGTAGATTCGGATGGAGATAGGTGGTCTGTTGCGGATGAATATGGTGATAGATCTTTCATGTGGGAATACAGATAATGGATTTGGATGGTCAAATCAAATTAGGTCATCTACTATTTCAAGAAAGAAAATGTAGAGTTTGTGGTAATTTTAAAAATTTAGTAGAAGATTTCTATAGGACAAGAAAGGATAGGGGCGCAGTTTCTTCCTCTTATGCATATGAATGCAAAGAATGTACAAAAAATCGTATAATCAAGGGTAGAAAAAATAATCCTACGATATGGAATTATCCAGATTGGTAGTTCACGTCAAGTTTCCCCTGTGAAAAGTAACTTTTTAATAAATATTTTCAGATAAACTGAGCATCACGGAGAAAAACATGGCGACTCCTCAATTATCTCCTGGAGTAAGAATCAGAGAGGTTGACTTAACAGTAGGAAGAGCTGATAATGTAATTGATAACATTGGAGCTATTGCTGGTCCTTTTAGAATCGGACCTGTTGACGATCCAATTGAAGTGACTAATGAGACAGACCTCATTAGTACATTTGGAAAACCCCTTTCAACTGATTCGCAATATGAATATTGGATGAGTGCATCATCCTTTCTTTCATATGGTGGAGTCCTGAAAGTTGTTAGAACTGATGGAACAAACTTGAATAATGCAAATGCCGGAGTTGGCGTTGCTAGCACATCAGTGTTGAAAATTAAAAGTTATGATGATTATCAGCAGAATTATACATCTGCTACGGATTTCTATTATGCTGCCAAAAATCCAGGATCATGGGCAAACTCATTAAAAGTTTGTCAAATTGATGATCTTGCCGATCAAAGAATTGGTATTAATACAA